ATGGAGCTGGTTGTCTAAATCACTCTGCACCTGATAAGCCTCGAGGTTCAGCTCGGCAATATCAGCCAAGGGCGGGCGTGATTCGAGAATGCCCGTGCGGTTGGAATAAGCCACAGAAAACGGAATTTCATCCAGGCTCGTCGTTCCCTCGTCCACTACTCGATAGTCGCCTTTCTTGTCCTTCTGGTGGATCTCGAAAGCGCCAGGGGTCAGGACTCGGACCTGCTCCACCATCTTCTCGCCGTAGTCACCGTCAGGCTGCACCACCTTCTCGTACAGACGCAACTGAGTCAGTTTCTGCTGCCCGTCGATAATTTCACTCCTCCAGCCCAACACATCCGGCGGGGAATAAATCGACCAATACGGTCGGCCGTTCTGGCCCGCAGCCGGTGCATCAACCAAGACGCCGACGTGACCGTACCGAATCATCTTTCGGGCGGCTTCATACAGAAACACGTCCAGATTATTTCCGAGAAGATCAATATCAAACAATTGTTCTGTGACGGTATCACTTACGTCCTGCAGCCGAATAGGCTTTCGCGTCAACATACCGGCCAAAAGTCTTTCTAGCCTGCTGAAAAAAGGCGGCAAAGTTGAACGCATTAAGCGTGAATCGTAGCTCTCATCAAGTTCTCTAGGTTCTTGCGGTAAGTATTTCCTATGCTTTTTACGAATGCCAAATGTGCCAAGACTGATCGATTCGAGAAGCTCCCAATGGGGCTCCATGTTCACGTAGGCATTATTGGGATCATTAACAAGCGCAACGCTTGAGGCACGCTGGCGGCCGCCTGCAAATGATGAATACATGTCCCGCCCTACTTAATGCCTTGATGTTAATCGACAGATCCACAGGCACAAGAAAGGGACCATCAGTACAGGCGGATGCCAGTCCCTCGACCAGCTCGTGCGTGCAATATCGAAAACTCTCGGAATACGAGATAGCCCAGAGCGTCGTTCATGTGGTCATAACCCGCCTCTTTGTCCGGCTCGCCTCGCTCGGTGTAGCTCTGCAGCTCCAGGCACTCAATCGTTCTTTTGCAATGCGCCGCTACCTGTAGTCGGATCTCGCCTTTGCCGTTCTCCAGCAAAGCTTGAACAGAAGCCACCCGATCAGTGACCCTTGGATTCGATCGAGGTGACTGATTGCTGAACCCATAGGACTCGAGAATGCTTATGTCGGTAAGGCTGGCATTAGTAGTCGAACGCGCTGAACCTGAGGCGTCAGGGTAGACATAGATTCGACGGTGGGGATAGCGTCGGCGGATCTCTTGGGCCAGAGCATCCGTATCTCGAGAACCGCTGACCTCATCAATTAGCAATAAAGATTTACCCAGAATCACACCAATAGTGGCGGACATGTTGCCCACGTTGAAGTCCACCCCGATTCTCAGGATTTCGTCGCTTACATCTGGAAGCTCATGACAGATGTGCTTGTCGCGGCTGAATCGATCGTAGACCTGGCCGGTCGTGAGATTCGTGAACTCGCCTTGGAGATACGCAGCAAGCAAACTCGGATCATATGAAGCCTCGAGCCTCGATATGAAGTCCGGCGGGAGATGTGGATTATCTGCTGAGCGCATCTTGATCAATTTGCGATCCTTGCGCTCTTTTGCCTCCTCAGTCCCGAACGTGTTCCACATCCAGCGGAAGCCCTCAGGCGTGGAGGCCGCTGCAAACTGCCGGACGTTGCCAGAACGAAGACGGCCGAGGATCTTGGGAAAAGCCCGATCGGCAATAGAGGTAGGGACAGTATCAACTTCGTCCACCAGTACCCACGCCAAATTAAGACCGATGATCCTCGTCCAGCTTTCTAGGGACCGACAGAGGATCTTGGTATCCCCGCCGGGTAGGTGCAAAATCACCTCAGGGAGTGGACTCGCTCGGAAGGTATAGGGCACTTCATACCGCTGCAGGAAGGACTCGAACTCAGTCAACCAAATATCGCGCACCAAGCTTTGAGTGGGCTCCATGATGCAGCCGGTGAAGCCTTGATTAGCGCAGGCAAGGAAGACAGCCTTAGCAGCTTGCGCGTGTGTCTTCCCGCTGCCGTAGCCGGCACAGAGGCCCAGTATGTCGGTCGTCTGATCATCGACGAACGCCCGCTGTCCTGGGTGCAGATCGTCGCGGATGCGCTGCAAGAGGTCGGTGGTTTCTTCCTGCGTCGGCGGCTCAGCGAAAGCGAGGAGCGGTTCCGCTTCGGTCAAGCCCGCGAGGACGGAAACCATCAGATGTCGAAGCGCAGAAGCTTAGCCTGAGTCTCAAGTGCTTTGATTGCGACAGCCACCTGGCGGTCGTCGTTGCCCGCCCGCTTTTCGTATTCCGCAAGACGACGGACCGCAGCGGCCAACCATTGCGGACGCTCCACGGCTGAGTCTTCTTCTATCAACTTACGAGCGCGTGCGATGTATTCGTCTGTCTGACGGCTGGACAAATCCCACTCAGTCGCGGCGTATTGAAGGATGTCAAAACGCGACCACGATTTGATCAACAACTGGTAAATGTGGTTTACCCGTTCGTGGATTTCTTGGTTGGTTGACTTTTTAGCCATGCCCGGATCTTACAGGCGACGGGTAAAGCCTAGCCGGTCTTTTTTTGTGAGGCGTGCATTTTGCGCCAGTAGTTGTTCAGTTGATTGATTTTGGGAAGGACCAAGTGATGAGAAGAAACAAAGCCGACATACTCACCCACGGACAAGACCACGGTTCCGTCCTCTCGGTTGCGGATTTTGGCGTTCGGGGGTTGTGGCTCGTCGGTAGGCGTCACGTAATCGGCGCTCATAGTTTTGGAATGCGCGGAGGTTGTTGATGTGCTGCTGAGTGCTGAGGTGTTGGTCCATCGGTCAACGGAGCTTTTGACAATTGCTGATGGTTTCCAGAGCGTCAGCGATGCGTGTGAGCTGATTGACGATCCGTCCAAGTGAACTAGGGCCTTCATCAGATCCGGTCTCGTCGTCATAAATGAAAGCCTTCCAGAGGTGGCCCTCAATGCCTTCGAGCTCTTTTGTGATGTCGCGGAGTTGGTCAGCCATCGGTTTTTGATGTTGTGAAGTTTGAACGCCGGGGGATCGATACGGCACCTCTACCGCCCCTGCCTTTCTCGCACGGCTCTTTAGAGGCCGCAACTGTTGCGAGTTTTTTATAGCTCTCAACCTGGGATGGGGATCTCAGGTGTCAGGCTCCCCGGCGTGTGGTTAGGTCGAGGGCGTGGGGTCGGTGGTGAGGGTGAGGCCGTCTCTTAAGGCTTCCTTTTCCAACTCTTGCCAATGATCCACGGTTTGAACCCATTCATCCCATATAAGTTCGCCTGGGCGGTTTAGCAGGCGATCGAGGAAGGTACGGCGTCGAGCCTCGCAGAGGTAAGAGGGCGGCTCGGGCGGGAGTTCGTCAGCCCAGAAGGCGGGCTGGTTTTCGTAATGGTTGAGGCTGGTGTTGTGAAAGTCCATGGATCAGGCGGTGAAGGCGGGGGCGATGCTTTCGATAGTTGCCTTTTCGGCCCAGAGTTCGCGAATGTTGGCGGCGAGTTCGTAGGCGGTGGTGAAACGTGACCAGGCGCTGCCGGTGTTGTCGCGGTAGCGGATAGCGAGGGTGAGGGGGTGGGTGCGGTTGTGCATGGGGTGAGGTGCGGTGGATCGAAGAAAAGCCCCGCAGGGCTCAGGCGAACTGTTGGGCGAACTCGACGAGATCGGAGGACCAGACTTCGTGCTGGGTGCCGTCGTTCATGACGACGTCATTCAGGAACTCAAGTTGCTTGCTGTCCTTAATGCTGCGGACGTTGTTGCGGATGAGGATGAAAGCTTCAGTGCGGTTCATTTAAGGCGAGGAATTGTGGGGTCGTCCCCCGTTGTTGACAGTATGGCATACCAGAGAGAAGAGCACAACCCCCCGGCATAAAAAAAGCCCCGAGGGGCTCAGGCTGCGGCCTTGGCTAGGTAGGCGTCAACCTTGGCGCGGGCTGCGTCTTCGGTTTTGGCTGAGCACTTGCGGAACTTGGGCATTTCGAAAGACTTGGCGATGACGTAAAGCTTGAAGTCTTGAGGATCCCAGCGGAACTGCGCAAAGCGGCTGTTCTGGTAGATGCCATTGACCCAGGTGTCCTTGGCGTCGAGGCTGGTGTTGAGGAACACGGTCTCGGTGCCGCCGAGGTGTGAGGTGTTGCGTTGGATGAACATGAGTTTGAGGCTGAGGTGGTCGGCTCTCGCCGTGGGTTCAGGAGTGGCGGACATTGGCCGCCGTTGCCTCCCGATGAATTAAATATACCTTGATGGCATACCAATAGGCGAGACTATGGACAGTCCGTCAACCGGTCACCCGGCAACGAAGAACTCCTGAGGCTTGCCGTTCATGGTCACTCCATCGCGCCAGGTGAGGCCGATGCAGTTTCCGTCGGGCGTGTAAACGATGTCGAAGCAGTTGCCCCGCTCGCTGTACTTGACCGCATAGGCGGTGCTGGCCCAGTGGACGGTTTGACCGGCGAGGACTGCGGCCTTGATTTCTTGAAGAGTCATGGATCAAGCCTCCTCAATGATTGATCCGATCGTGCAGACGGTGGAGGCTGCGGCCACGGCGGTGAATCCAGCGAAGAGAGCGGCGGCGGTGTGGTCGCCTTTCTTGGCAAGGTCGGCACTGGTGACACCACCAAAAATGGCAGCGGCGGCGATGGCGAGAAATGCGAAGGATTTCATGGTTTGAGGTGTTGAGGTGTGAAGGGTCATCCCCTTGACTCCTTAAAGATATGCCATGGCATACCATCCTGTCAATCAAGCGTGCCACCTGTTCGACTGTCCGCCACCAAAGAACACAGCACCGTGCAGACGATCGGCTCCAGAGCGTGCCGAGGCAGTCCGACATGTTGACGGCTTACAGCCTGGACAGCCCGATCGATGGCCCCGATATCAGTTCTGAATTTTTGAGTTTCGGGCGTTGCCACTAGCACCCGCTCACGGATTAATTCTTGGCGGGTCATGCCATGGGCGGCGGCCTCAATGTCGAGCCGCTTCCGT